TGAACTGAATGTCATGTATTTCTCCGTATGAATTGTATGCGCTGTATTAACGTATTTTTGTCTTGTTTTGTTTATACTCATGATCTAAGTATTCATCAAAGACATCATCATTCTCATCGAATGAATCCATATTATGGATGACCTTTCGGTATTTGTCAACAATTCGTTTATTCTTTTTGACCTTTTTTATTCTTTTACCGTCACCGTAATCATCATTAAACCGTCTAGTGTCACCCATTGTAAATCCTTACTCCTTTTCTTGTCCTTTAGTGGTTTGTTTTTTTGACTCTACAACAATGTAAGGCCAAAGTGAAATTTGGTGAGCTATCTGTGCTTGATTCTGTGCCATCTTGACCATATACTTTTGCATTTCACGTATTGACTCTGCAACGGTGAGATACCTTTCATGTATGTCAATGACTTCTTTTTCAAGAGTGTTTAGTTTATTTTGTAGGAAGTCAAAGTCCTCGTAGGATTCCATGATACCTATCCTTGTCTATCTTGACAAAAGGACCATACTTGCGAATCAATCTTGAAATGTCGGGCCATACCAGTGTTTCCTCAATGTCTTTGTCGAACCTGTCACAGAAGTTAAATAGTTTGTTGAGGATTACAAGGCTCTCTATGTTAATAGACCTGCTCATGTAAGCTCTAATTATATATGGGTGCTGGGTTTTCTGTACATTGAAGATTACTGCATCATCAAAGGCAGTTAGGTTCAGTTCAGTTAGAATGCGCTGAACGTCTGCTTTGAAGGTGTATGCAAGGGACTCGGTACGTTTCTTCCAGTTAAGGTAGGTGTTGTTAGATTCTGCATCAAACACACCACCCCAACGATCCCCCGATACAAAATTTGACACAAGGAAGTTTACAACCTCATCATCTCGATATTGGTTGGTGATTCGTTTGTACATGTGCTCATGTCGCATAAACGAATCACGTGAGGCCTTTACGCGACCTTTATGTTTCACTACATCGTAAGTGTCGGTTGTAAAATGTAACTTAAGAGCAAGGTAATAACGATATGCCTTAAAGGCGTCCATGTTCATCATAGTGGAAGTTTGCCTGCTTTCCTTCGAAAATAATTTAGTTCTTCTGCTTCACATTGAATCTTTTCCTTAAGTGATTTATTCACCAAGGATTTGATTGATTCTACATCAATATCTGCATCTTCGCAATAGGAGATGATAGCTTCCATGTAGGAAAGTTTTTTAGCCAACACTAGTTCCTCAATAAAAAGTGAAAACTCATTAGCGGTATTGAACTTCTTTGAGATAATAAACTGATCTGTGATTTCCATATTACTTGAAAAGAATGAGAGCCATGAATACGGCATTGACGATGAATCCCACACCAATTGTGAGAACATTAACCGTGTCCTTCAGAATGGCTGCGCGAACGAAGAAGGTGACTAACGCTGCCCAAATAAAGAGCACAAGGTCAATGGGAGGCATCTTATCAGTGATACCTGCCATCACTGCAAGGAATGTAGGAATAAGAGCTGCATGAAGAAGAACAAGACCTATCCACCCAATAGACTCTGCTGTACTGGGTCGAAGTTTATGTTCTAGAAAATGTTTAACTCCATTCTTCACATAAAGGATCCTATCGACCCAATTAGCCTTTGTAGAAGATGTGTTTTCCAATTTTGGCGACTCGTTGTTTTTTCCATCGGGGGTTAACATAGTCTGCATGATAGTAGAGTGTGTCCTCTTTGATGATATCAAGGCGGAATCCTTCGAGAAGTACCTTTTTAGCCACAGCCTCGGATTCTTTATAGGTTGCTGCATGAATAGGTCTCACCTTGGTTTGTTGTTCGCAATACCAACTAAATTGACATAAGACTTTATTATAGACAATGTTTCTTTCATACACAACACTGCATATATCTTTTGGAAAGTCTTTTGATTTAGTTCGATTGATTGTTACTTGCGCTACGGCGACCTTTCCTTCAAACGGTTCAGTGCCTGCTTCGTAGTAGATGTTCTTTGCTAAACATTCAAGCTCCTTTTCACGTTGTACCATCGTAATAAATGGTTTGTGTGCTGGCTCAACCTCAGCCATCTTCATATCAATAAGATGATGAAAGTGTTGTATAAAATAATACCCTATAACTGCAATGAATACTAGTCTCAAAAAGTGCATGATTACTCATTTTTGGCTTTGCCCGACCTTCCTCTGTTTACAACGTCAATAAGATCTTCTTTGTTCTTTTCAGCGTTAGAGAAAATTCGTGCGATTAGGGATAATATCCCCCATGAAAGGAATCCTATAATGAATCCAAACATGAGAAACATTTCCATATTTTGAGGCATACCCAACCATTCTGTCAATGGCGGAGAAAAGATTATTCCGGTTCCTGTTGAAACACCCCCTCGAAGGGTGGCGTCTAGAGTAGTTTTTGGCTTAATGAAGGTCATTAAAGTTAACCCACCAAGCAATCCACCCAATCCTGACATAATCTTAGCTGTTAAAAATCCTGGTTCTGGCATAGTTATCTCTTTTAGGAGGGGCGAATATTCTTTTCCCTGGGAACTCGCCAAACCCGATAATTTATTTATAACTTTTATAAATGGTGGGTTATTCTGTTACGAGGAAACCCACCGAAACCCTAAGCCGTGTTTAGGCGGCTAATGCAAAGATTTCTTCATTTGCGTTTATTGAATTTACTTTTTACGACTCTCTGTGTCGGATCGTCCATGTCTCTACTTATTGCCCTGTCGAAACCAGGTCATCCCCATCAAAAGCACTTCTCGATTTACATTCCCCCGAATACATCATTTCTGGTTCGGCTAATACGCAAATGCTTTTGGTGGAGATGGGCGGAATCGAACCGCCGTCCAGAACACCTTTCGATCAACTTCATACGACCATAAAAATATTTATTAGACGTAATGCAGGTGAGATGATACTACATAAGAATTTTCTTGTGATACTCCTGTAACCTCATATGGGAACATCCATGTTGGAGGAAATAGTAACACACTGTTTCCTGACAATTGAATGGTTGCTTTGAGGTTAGGAAATGCCACATTTACTTTTCCTCGTCCCAAAAAAATCAATACTGTCAAAAATCTTTTAGCGGATTTATGATCATTTACATCTAGATGTAGTTTATGTGCATATCCTTGTTTAAACTTTCTAATTTTTACACCCTCGAACCCCTCTAATTCAGGTAACAACGGTGTTTTAATTTCCTCGAAGTATGACACTGAAGCATTATAGATCAACGATGAAAATGCTTCGATGGGACTTACATCTTCACCCTCAAATGAAATCTTCCAATCGGTGTCTGTTAAACTTGCCTGATCAAATCTTAAGCCATCGGAATCAATAGTCTCAAATGTCTCTTGTTCGATTTTTTCAAGAAGTTTTGTAAGGAATTCTTCATCTAGAATATCATTGTATACTTTAATGTAGTTGCGTAGGTTTTCCAAGATTAATTTCCTTCCTCAAAATATTTAATTCTTTACCTTCAAGCAATAGGCAGGACACATTTCTACCCTCTGCACTTATTGTAATTGAAAAGCCCCCATCCTTAGATGCCCATAACACAAAGAGAAGATTTTCGTTCGTTGTTCCTACAGCAACAGGTTCCTCTTTATATTCTTCCTTTAAACCTTTATGCAAAAAATCTGTTCTGGTGCAAGCAACTTCATACGACAATTTGGTTACCGGTGCTGTCTGTGGAGTCGTCTGGGCTTTCGGTGTATCCATCAAGAATATCATCAAGATAGGTAGGATTATTTTTTTCATAAAGGTCCCTGTAATATAAAAGTTGTTTAATGTAATTGTTTCGCTTCTCTACGAATAGTTGAGGTTCGTAGTCCTCACATGCAACGATAAGAACAATCTTATCAACAGGAATCTTAGTGATTTCTTCATACATGATGCAATACGCTGCACACTGCATGAAGTAATTCTCAATCTGTTCTTTCTGTTTTCGTTTCGATGCGGATTTAAAATCAATCACACTTAGGCGACCGTTATGCTCTGCAATGCAATCAACCGTACCCGAGATTCTTAGATGATCTGAATATAAGCGCCTCTCCTGCACATGTATATTATCTATATCATTTAGGAGGGGGACGATTGAGGTAAACAATGCCTTGTCAAAGACA